CCACTCTAACTATCCTACGGATGGTTGGGTGTACCGTATTAATGACCAGAAGTCTTTTCAAAAAATGGGATATACAGCTCATCACCCTCGCGGCGCTTTTGCTCTTAAAGAGCAGAAAGAGGGTGTACATACAGAATTGCTCGATGTTGTGTGGCAAGTTGGTAAATCAGGTGTAGTCAGCCCAGTTGCCATTCTTGATCCAGTCGAAGTGGAAGGTGCTCTCGTGAGCAGGGCAACTCTACACAACATTGAGTACATTCGCTCCCTAGAACTAGAAATAGGATGCACTGTCGAAGTAATTCGGAGTGGAGAAATTATTCCACGAATCGTTCGTAGAGTAGACCTAAGAAAAAATAGTTCTTGACTTTTACTTCAGTTTTTCGTATAATATATTTAACTTTTTCGGAGAGCAAAAAATGTTCATAGAAATTGTGCCCCCTATGGATTGTCCATCCTGTGGGTCTGCGCTCGCGTGGGTTAATCACATTTTATATTGTAAGAGCAACTCATGCGAAGCACAAAAATCAAAGAAAATTGAACATTTTGCTAAAACTCTGAAAATTAAGGGCTTAGGTCCTGCTGCTATCGAAAAACTTGATATTCAAGACTTCGATGAAGTCTATTCTCTTAGTATAGAAACTCTAAAAGATAAACTGGGCGAGAAGATTGGTACTAAGTTATATGCCGAAATTCAGAACTCAATTTCAGCACCTCTTAATATGGTGCTACCAGCATTTGGTATTCCATTAATCGGAAAAACGGCAACTATGAAGCTGTCTGAGACTATTAAATCTATTACTGAAATAAATACAGACACTTGTATGCGTGCCGGGTTAGGGCCAAAAGCTACAGAGAATTTATGTAATTGGTTAGACGAGCATTTTTACTGCTTTTATGATGGTGCACTACCTTTTGATATGAAGTTTGTGCCCCCAAAAAAAGTCGAGCGCAAAGGAGTAGTATGTATTAGTGGACGGTTGAAAAGTTTTAAAACCAAGGCTGAAGCATCTGAAACTTTAATAAATTTAGGATATGAAGTAAAATCTAGTCTTACAAAAGACGCAACGCTCTTAGTAAATGAAAGCGGTATTGAATCAGCAAAAACTAAACAGGCCAGAGAATCTGGCGTATACATTGTCACAGATTTAAAATCATATTTGGAGAAAAAATATGGCACTTCCCAAGTGGACTGATGAGCGCACTGCAGCTCTCACTAATTTTGTCGGGAGCGAAAGCCCCGTATCTCAAGCTACTGTTGCAGAAGCAGCAGAGGAGCTTGACACTTCTGCTCGTTCCGTTTCTAGCAAACTGCGAAAAATGGGTTTTGAAGTAGAATTGGCTTCTGCTGCGGCAGGCAAGACTTTTACTCCTGCTCAAGAAGCTACCCTCTCTTCATTTGTCACTGACAACTCTGGAGAGTACACTTACGCTCAAATTGCGGAGCACTTTGAGGGCGGAGCTTTTTCACCTAAGTCTATTCAGGGCAAAATCCTGAGTATGGAGCTGACTGACCACGTTAAGCCTGCTCCTAAGGTTGAAAGCGTTCGAACTTACACTCCTGAAGAAGAGGCTACCTTCATTCAGATGGTTAATGATGGTGCTTTCGTTGAAGCTATTGCTGAAGCTCTCGGGCGTTCAGTAAACAGCATTCGTGGTAAGGCTTTGAGCCTGCTGCGCTCTGGCGATATTGCTGCCATTCCTCGTCAAGAAACTACAAAAGGTCCGGCTAACGCTGACCCTCTTGCTGGTGTTGACGTCGCTGCTATGACTGTAGAAGCAATTGCAGAAGCTATTGGCAAAACTGCTCGTGGCGTAAAAACCATGTTGACTCGTCGTGGCTTGACGGCCGCTGACTATGATGGTGCTGCTAAGGCCGCTAAGTCTCAGTAATTTTTAGTTGTAAGCGGCTGGCCTCTTAAGGGGCCGGCCTTTTTATGTTCGGGGGAACAGGTTGAATATCTCTAGTGCTTTAATAAAGCAGTGTATTGCTGTGGGAGACTTTGAAACGTGGAGTTATCTACGCAAAGAATATCTTCCAGGGGAATATCATCTGCTATTTGAAGCTATTGATAAGCATTGTGAAATGCATCACCAGTTTCCCTCATTTGATGATCTCAAGTTAAGTATACGACATCCTGCAACAAAAGACAAGGTGTATGCTGTAGAGTCTATTGAAGTAGATATCGAACCAGCAATCTTACTTGAGTATTTAAAAAATGAATATACACAGAAAGAGATTTTAAACTCTCTTGATAGGTATATCGACAATTCTGTATTATTTGCAAGTGCTGAAGAGTCTGTACAAGAGCTACATCAGATAGTTCTTGATATAGAAGAAAAAGTAGATCTTGAGACTCCTCAAGAAAGTATGCAGCGCATACATTTGATTGAACCTCAAGAAGAACTCTCCAAGCATATTGGTTTAGGCTTAAACACCTTATATGACCAAGATATTACATTCGGCCCAAGAGATCTAATTCTAGTGGGAGGACGAAGAGGCTCAGGTAAATCTATTACTTGTGCTAATGTTGCAAATAATATATTTCAGTCTGGGAAATCAGCTATCTATTTTACTATAGAAATGGACAGTAGAGCTATACTGCAACGGTGTTGTTCTATTGCTACTGGAGTCCCATTCTCTCGTATTCGTAGCGGTAATCTCACCAATGTAGAGTGGGAAAAAGTAGCTTGGTGGCAGGCAAGCCGTTTTGTAAATGGCCAAGAACGTCTTTTAGAATACAAAAAAAGCGAGCAACGAGACTATAATGCTTTTCATCATAAATTAACTACGCAGCATGAGCTTCTCCCGACTCAGCAGCTAGATGTTATTTATGACCCAGGTCTAACTATTGCAAAAATAAGAGCAGAGTTAGATAAAAAAGTAGATAGAATTGGAGCAAGTGTTATTATTGTAGACTATATTAACCAAGTTAAACGTTCGCACATTCCTTCGAGAGGAGGCCAGTACGACTGGACAGAACAGATTGAAGTTAGTAAAGCATTAAAATCAATGGCTCAAGAGTATGAATGCGCCGTCTTTTCTCCGTATCAAACAGATGCTACGGGGGAGGCTAGATTTGCTAAAGGCATTCTTGATGCAGCAGATGCAGCGTATGCTCTTGAAACTTGGGATCAAGAGGACAAGTGTATTACCTTTAATTGTGTGAAAATGCGGTCTGCAACAATGAAGAGCTTTTCGTCCACTATGGACTGGGAAAGTTTGAAAATTGGTCCAGAAACTGCGTTGACTCCGAAACAACGTGATGAGATCTCGCACAAATCAGACGAAGAAATTCACGACCTCTGATAAAAATAATGCTTGACACTCCCGTTGATTTGGTGTATAATATATGCTAAATCACGGGAGTTTTTTATTTATGGGAATGATATATGGTTCAATTAGACACACCACATCTGGCAGAATTAAGAAGAAAGTTCAAAGAAGAGCTAAGAGAGTTATGCGGGTGGTTTCCATTGACTCTACAGAGCCTTTCCGACGATCCACCCCTGAGTACCCAAGCGGCTCCGATACAGTTGGAGTTGCCGCTCGAGTGGAAGCGCCACGTTACACCGGAACACTTGTTAAAGGTATCGGAACCATGCACAAATCAAACGCAATACCAATTATTGATGAAGAACAAATGAAAGATTTAGCGAGTATGAGACGATGAGTTTAGCACCAAGAGTAGAGGTTAAAGTAGGCCCCTACTTTGATATTCTCGAAGTAGCCATGGCAGAGCAGAATATTGAGCTAGCAGAAACAATGCTGTCTCGTATATCTCCCTATTTTCATCTTCTGGATGATGAGCATAAAGATTATTATCATGGTTGCCAGTACGCGATTGAAGAAAATATTGTTCATTGTTTTGCAGGAGATGAAGACGCCTACGATGAGCCTACTGAGTATGATGAGTGGCAAAGCTATGATTCGGACTGTTAAATGAATGTAGAAGAATTACTTATAGCAAAAAATATATTTTATATACCTCGGGGCAAGGATTTTGAAGTAAGCTGCCTAAATCCAGAGCACCCCGATAAAAATCCAAGTATGAGAATAGACCAAGTAACTGGTATATTTAATTGTTTTTCTTGTGAGTATAAAGGCAATTTGTTTACACATTTTGGCCAAAAAGCAAATAAGATGGAAATACAAAAGCAGCTTTTAAAAAAGAAAATACAACAAGTACGACAAGAATCTAGTGGGCTAGAAATACCTATAAACTCTACTCCGTATATAGGTAGTTGGAGAAATATACGCCCCGAGACTTATAAAAAATTTGAAGCATTTCTTAATGCTTCAAAGGATTTTACTGGTAGAATATGTTTTCCAATACGGGACAGAACTGGCAAGGTAGTAGCCATTCAAGCACGTACACAATCTAATCAAATACCAAAATACTACAATGCACCTGCAGGGGCAAAGATGCCTTTATTTCCTACAGTCGAGCCTGTACAAGGAAGTGTGATTTTAGTAGAAGGAATATTTGATGTTTTAAATCTACACGATAAAGGATTAAATAATGCGATTTGCTGTTTTGGAGTAAAAAACTTCAATGAGCAAAAATTAGAAATACTATCAATCCAAGGAGTAACAAATATAGATATTTTCTTGGATAATGATGAAGCTGGGCAAAAAGGAGCCCATGCAGTAAAAGAGCTATGCGAGAAAGTTGGTCTCACTTCCAGGACTATAAGTATAGGTGATAAATATATGGATCCTGGATCTTTAGCTCAATCTCAAGTTGATAAATTACGGAGCAAATTATATGCCTAAAGTTGCATTAGTAGAAACTAAACCGAGTAAAACGAATTTTTCTAAAGAATTTGATGAAGCTTTTCAGTTCGATCAATTTCAACTTTGTTCAGACCCTACCATCAAGAGAGTCCTAAAGAGAGACTGTGATATATCTATGAACCCTGATGAATATGATTGGGTTGTTCTTGTAGGTTCTGATGCCTTAAAATATTATACAAAAATTAATTCAGTAACAGAATACTCGGGCAAAAAAGTAGAAGGTAAATTTTTACCAGTAATTAACCCTGCAATGTTAGCTTTTAAACCAGAAGCCAAAAAAACATGGGAAGACTCAAAAGAAAATATTAAAAGATATATTTCTGGAGAGATTGAAGATGTAATAATTAATGAAGAAATTGCTTTTGGAATTCAAAATACGGAGGAAGCAAATGCTTTTATCAAACAGGCTATTGGACACGAAGGCCAGTATATTGCACTGGACTCAGAAACTACTGGACTCTACCCTAGGGACGGTTATATGCTGGGTATTAGTATTAGCTATAATGGTAAGTGTGGGGCTTATATTGATACCGATTGCTTTAATGATGTTACTGAAAGACTGTTACAAGAACTTTTCGATAAGAAAACTGTAGTTTTTCATAACGCTAAATTTGATATGGCGTTTTTTGAGTATCATTTTAACTTTAAATTTCCACAGTTTGAAGATACAATGCTATTACATTATTTAATAGATGAAAATCCCGGAAACCATGGATTAAAGCAATTATCTCTAAAATATACTCCCTATGGCGACTATGAAAAACCAATGTACGATTGGATTGACGAATATAGAAAAGAGCGTGGTATTTTAAAAGCAGACTTCCAATGGTCATCCATACCGTTCGATGTAATGAAAACCTATGCAGCTATGGATGCAGTTTGTACTTTTTTATTGTATGAGAAGTTTATTAAAATTAAACAAAATACAAAGTTAAAATACGTATACGAAAATATTTTAATTCCAGGAACTAGGTTTTTGACAGACATTCAAGACAATGGAGTTCCTTTTGATAGCAAAAGATTGTATATCGCACAAGACGTAATGCAAACAGATATTGATAGTGCTATTTCAAAACTCTATGAAAATGAAAAAATAAGGAGGTTTGAAGAATTAAATGGAAAACCTTTTAATCCTAATAGTACTGTTCAGTTGCGTAGTCTTTTATTTGACCATTTGGGGCTACAACCAACTGGAAAGAAAACTGGCACGGGCGCAGAGTCTACTGATGCGGAAGTGCTCAAAGAACTCGCACATCAAAGCGATGTACCACAGCTCATCTTGGATATACGACAAAAATCTAAAATCAAAAATACTTATCTTGATAAGATCATACCTCAATTGGATAGAGATTCTCGTCTTCGTACAGGGTTTAATTTACACAGTACTACTTCTGGGCGGCTTAGCTCTAGTGGTAAACTTAATATGCAGCAGCTTCCTAGGGATAACCCTACTGTAAAAGGCTGTATTAAAGCCGCAGCGGGGTCAAAGATAGTTGCAATGGACTTAACTACTGCGGAGGTATATGTTGCAGCAGTGCTTTCAAAAGATGAAGCACTCATGGATGTTTTTCGTTCTGGTGGAAACTTTCATAGTACAATTGCACATAAAGTATTTCGACTACCTTGCGAAGTAGAAGAAGTAGCAGAACTATACGCCGATCGTCGACAAGCTGCTAAAGCCGTGACTTTTGGGATTATGTATGGAGCAGGCCCTGCAAAGATTAGCGAGCAAGTTACAAAAGACAGCGGTAAATACTTTTCACGAAATGAAGCGCAAGAAGTTATTAATGATTATTTTGATGCTTTTTCTAATTTAAAAAGTTGGATCGAAGACAGACAAAAATTTATTGAACAAAATGGATTTGTGTATAGCTACTTCGGACGAAAAAGGAGACTCCCTAATGTTGAAAGTTCCGATAAAGGCATCAAATCTCATAGCATTCGCTCTGGCCTTAATTTTTTGGTACAGTCTGCTGCT